GATAATTTTGATCAAGGTACATACAGACTCCAGGAGTCTTGGGGGTTTTCAATGGGTTTTGGTGGACTAACAAAATTTCACAATCATGCACCTTCACTATGGTCAGGAGCTTTATATTTGAATGACCATAATCAAACTTTAGATTTTCCAGATTTAAAAGAAAAAATTAAACCATCAGAGGGTAGATTTGTTTTATTTTCTTCTTTTTTAGAGCATGGTTGCGAAAGACATAGAGAAGAAAAAGTCAAATATGGTGTTAGTTTCAATATGTTTTCATATTCTAAGCTATGATCTTTATTATTTAACATTTATTGTGTATAATATAAAAACCTAGAAAAAACTATTTTGTAGACTGGCTAGGCAGACGGTATAGAGACTACAAAATTAATGCTATACAAAGGAGAATATTATGGCAAATACTACATTTGACGGACCGGTCAGATCAAAAAATGGTTTTATTAATTTAGGACCTGCTGCAGTGAAAGCTGTTACTTTAGCAACAGATTTAAATGTTGCTGACCATGCGGGAAGATTAGTAACAATGGACCCTGCAGGAACACCAACTGCAATAACATTACCTGCAATCGTTTCAACTGCTGATTCTGCTTCTGCAGGACCAGGAAGCGATCCAAATAACGCAAACACAATTGGTACAACTTTTGAAATTCTTTTTATTGATAATTTCACAGGGACTATCAAGACTGCTAGCACAGATGACAAATTTGTTGGTGCTGCTACAGTCGGTATTACTGCGTCAGTAGCTGGTAAACAATTTCAAGTTTCAACTGGTGATAACGAAGTTAACCTTAATGGTGAAGCTGGTGGATCTAACGCTACAACAGGTGGTCTAAAAGGTTCAAGAATCAAATTTACTGCAATCGCAGCTAACTTATATGCTGTAGAGGGTCAGTTACTTGGTAACGGAACACTTGCAACACCTTTTGATGCACAGTAATAAATAATTAGTGGCTCCTTCGGGAGCCACAACTAAATAGGAGAATTTATGGCAGTAAAAGCCGATATACAAGCTACTAGATCAGATGCTGCTGCAGGAGCTTCTGCAGTTATAGCTCCGCCAGTAAGATTAAAAGGAATTATAATAGCTTCAGATGGTGGAGGAGCGGGAGTTCTTGAACTCACTACTACATCAAATTCTGGAACTACATTATTTCAAGCAGACGTTCCTACTGGAGACGTTATTAATTTTAACTTTCCTGAAGATGGAATTTTATTTCCTGCAGGAATTTTTTGTAAAACAAAAACAAATATTGCTGCTTATACTTTATTAACTGATAAATATAATGCACCACAATTAACAACATCTAACCCAGGATAATAAATGTCGGGTGGAGGAAGTTTTACATCAGATCAGTCGGTAAAACACTCGACTGGCACAGAGCAGATGGTTCCAACTAGCAGAAGAGCTAGACTAACATCCATACAAGCCAAGGGTAACTCCACTGATGGTTCAATAATTTTTAGATCTGGTGGTGCGACAGGCACAGTAATAGCAACTTATCTTTTTGGGGAAGAAGGTTTAGATATGTATTTACCTGGTTCAGGTATTTTTTTTCCAGAAGGTATACACGCAACAATAGCAAATACTGCTGGTGTAACAATTACCTTTACATAAAAATGGATAATTATACTTTAGAATTATTAAGTTTCAAAAAAGGTGGAATGCCACCCAGAAATAAAAAAAATTTTAGACCCACTAAAAAAGGTGCAGGAATGACTGAAGCTGGAGTAAAAGCTTATAGAAGGCTAAATCCAGGATCTAAATTAAAAACAGCAGTAACTGGTAAAGTAAAACCAGGCTCTAAAGATGCAAAAAGAAGAAAAAGTTATTGTGCAAGAAGCTTAGGTCAGTTAAAAAGGGCTAGTGCAAAAACTAGAAATGACCCTAATTCAAGAATTAGACAAGCTCGAAGAAGATGGAAATGTTAATGCGGTTTTTATAACCAATTGTGCATTAGGAGATGAAGTCTGTGTTTCAGGTGCATTAAATCAATACTATCATCAATACAAACAAAAATTATATATTATAAGTTCGAGACCCTCACTATTCGCTGGGCAAGACTATTGCAAAGATGCAATAGATTCAAATTTTTTATCTGCCGATGGAAGAGAAGATCAATCAAATTTTTTTAGAAAATTTAAAAAAATATATACAATGTTTTGGCAAAATGAAAGTCATCTAAAAGGGTATAATAGTTTAGTAGAAAATTATTGTGAATTGTTAAATGTAAAAAAAGTTAAATATCCTTTTTTTAAAATACAACAGGATAATTTATTTGAGAAAGCTAAACCATATATTTTAGTATCTTTGAAAAAACCAAATTTTTCTTTACCCTTTATAGGTTATAAAAATAAATATTTTACTGATAAAAATAATGAGATTTTTTTCGAAAATTTACAAAATGATTTTCAAAATTATCAGATTATTGATCTAGGAAAAATTAAAATAAATGGTTTTCATGACATGTTAAAAATTGTCGCAAACTGTAAAACTTTTTTATCTGTAGACACAAGTTTACAACATCTGGCAGCTAATCAATTTAAACAAAGAAAAGGGGTTGTACTTTGGAATAATAAAAATAATATATCTTTTTTTGGTTATGATTATAACATAAATTTGAGTAGTGACTTTGTGCATCCATATGATAATTATGATATAATAGTAAAAAATTTAAAAAAAATATTACAAAATGTATGTCATACTTAAATGCAAATGTACCACCAATATATTGTAAAATAAGAAAGGAGTATCTTTATGACATGGAAGAAAATAAAGGACAGTTTAGTGACTGTGTTATCTTTAGTATTAGCAGTATTTCAGGTAGGGCTATCTTATTTAATATCATGTTGCCAAACGGTGCGTGTTATTGGAGACTGCCTATCTCAGCATTTTTCCAAAAACAGTTTGATAGAGCCGAAGTGCCCGATATGCCAGTTCACGAGTTGGAATTGTGGAATTGTTTTAGTTACTGGCCTAGTATCACTTGCTTTGATTGGCTGGATGGTTTAAGGGGTAAGTATTTAGGTTTAGATAAAAAATTTTATCATGGTAAATATTTATTCACGATTGATTGGGCCCACCCAGACGTTAATATTATTGATACAGAACATTCTGAAATACCTCAAGAACATAAGTGTGCCCATATTTTGGAGCTTGATAACGGTAATTATGCTGCTCAGCCTAACAACCGTATTTTGTGGCATTGCACTAGTTACACTACTGATAACAGTTGGCCAGACTATAAAGTCCAAACTACTTATTGGGATGCGGAAGACTCTAGCATGGTCACAGAGGATTCTGATAAGATGTTTTATCAAATGGAGAAAATAAAAGATGAAAAAAGAACTTACGAATCTTATAAAGAACATGCAGAAGATATGTCATATGAAAATGATGGTAAAAAAGATGGATAAATTTTTAAGTAATTTTTTTGGAGGAGTAGATAATTTTGTAAATAAAATAGGAAGCATTATTAGTAATGCATACAAAAGTTTTTTTAAATTATTTAAAAAAAGAAAAAAGAAAAAAAGAGTTTCACCAGAGGATTTATTTAACGGAGCTTGATGAGTAATAAACCTTTGACAATATCTGAATCTGCTGCTGTGCAAATGCCGATGAAGACGGTTGCTAGTCTTATAATAATCGTAGCACTTGGCACTATGGGTTACTTCCAGATTGTAGAAAGATTAAATGTTGCTGACACTAGACTACAACTAATGGAAAAAGATTTAGAAGAGAACACAGAGTTTAGAATTAAATGGCCACGAGGACAACTAGGTTCATTGCCGGCCGATTCGGAACAATTCATGATGATCGAGGATCTTTATAAGTCGACTGACCGTATCAATAAACATATTGAAGACATGGCTTTGAATAAGGTAAACATCGAGTTTTTAAGAAAGCAGATGGATAAAGTTTTGGCTGATATTGAAAAACTAAAAGATGCAAACAGGGATATAAAATATAATGGCAACGGGAAGAGTAACTAGAAAAATTTTAGATTACATAGCTCATATAAATAAGGAAGCTAAACAAATGAAATATGTAAAAGAATTAAAAAAAGAAGTAGAGATAAATGCAAACGGATCTAGCAGATATAAAATAAAAGAGGGCCAAAATAAAGGTAAGGTAGTATGATTGAGACTGTGGTGGCCCTGCTGATGTTCTGGGACGGAGAGATCAAGGAGCACAGAATACAAGCAAACATGGCAGAATGTTTACGTGCACGTAGAGTTGCGGAGCGTGAGTTTAATCCAAATATATCTTATAAGTGTATTCGTAGTGAGGCAGAAACAGAGATATATATGGGTGAAAAATCTATTAAGAAACTTCATCTTAAATAATGTCATTTACAATTATTGAGCCATTTAAAACTAAAATTGGCATAGGTAAGTTAGATTTTGATTTAGAGTATTTAAAAGAATACGCTGAAAAAAATAAAAACAAATACGAATCTAGACAAAAATCAAACGTGGGTGGCTATCAAACTCCTGATTTACCGTTTGATAATAATATAATTAAATTATTTCAAAAAATTTTATTTTTTGCACAAGAGTATGCAAAGGATTATAAATTTAATAACAAGTTATATGTTGATAATTTTTGGATTAATTTCAATAAGACTTCAAGTTCTAATATGCTTCACACACATCCCAATTCACAAATCTCTGGAGTTTATTATATACAAGTTCCAGAAAATTCAGGTAAAATTAAATTTTTAAGAAATGATGATTTATTAGAATATCATTTTGATGGTAAGTGTAAGGAAACGACATTTTTAACAAACACTAATATATGCTTTAAACCAGAGCCTAATATGTATATTTTGTTCCCATCAAATATGAAACATTGTGTAGAGACAAATAACTCTAAATTTGATAGAATATCTTTATCATTTAATTTAAAAATATGAAATTATCACGTAACTTCAGTTTAGCAGAACTAATTAAATCAGACACAGCTATCAGGCTGGGTATAGATAATAATCCTAACGCAGATCAGATAGAAAAATTAAAATTACTTTGTGAAAATATTTTACAGCCAGTTCGTGACCACTTCGGCAGGGTAACGGTGACGAGCTGCTTTCGGAGTCCAGAGTTATGTGTAAAAATTGGCAGCTCCTTACATTCGCAACATACCCGTGCGGAAGCGGTCGACTTCGAATGTCTGGGCACAGATAATGCTGAGGTTTTTGATTGGATTAAAGCAAATCTTAACTGGGATCAAATGATACTTGAATTTTACACTCCCGGTGAACCAAACAGTGGCTGGGTTCACTGTAGTTACGTATCTGATAAACCTAGAAAACAATTATTGAGAGCTTTTAAAGAAGATGGTAAAACTAAATACAAACCAATAATAGGAAATGCAGTGGATTTAGAATAATATGGCGATAACAAGATCACAAATGCCTAAGCAAATAGAAGGCAAGTTAAGAGGTGCAAGAGATGAAAAGAAGAAAAAAAAGAGAGTCATTGCAGCTATTAAAAGAAAGAAAAGCCGTCTATTCAAAGCATAGACTGTCAGTCAAAGAAGTGTTATAATTCTTTACTATGACAAAACTATGCCCAAGAGGAAAAGCAGCAGCAAAAAGAAAATTTAAGGTATACCCTTCGGCCTATGCGAATGCATATGCCTCTAAAATTTGTGCTGGTAAAATTAAAGACCCATCAGGTGTGAAGAGAAAAGATTTTAGAGGACCTAAACCAGCTGGTAAAGTATCTGGTGGAGAAGCTAAAATTAAAAAAGTTGCTGGTGCTTTACACAAAGCTTCAAGACTTCATAAAGCCCAAGCTAAATCTTTAGACTCAGTTGTAAAAGCTAAAGAAGGAAGATTTGCACAAACTTTAGAACCTTATACAGGAACTTATATAAAAGGTAATCTTGCTGGTCATGAAGTCTCTAATAAAAGTTATAAAAACTATTATAAGGGAATGTTAGATGACTAAGAAAAAAAGAGGTATTGATATAACTGGTGCTCTTAGTGCATTTGATAACGAATATGTAACTGAACCAAAAGCAGAATTAGGTATAAAAAAAGGTGACAAAAAACTAGATGTAAATGTATCAAAACCTTTTAGTAAAGTATCAAAAGAAAACCTTAGTAGCACAATAGGAGCTACTTTTACTAAAGAGGGTAAAGATTCTCTTTTATCTTTAACTGGTTCTAAAACTGGTAAATCTAAAAATGTAATGTTTTCATTTTCAAAAAGTTTTGAAAAAGGTAAAGAAGTTAAAAAAGGCAGAATGTTTACTGCTGCAGAAGTAAGAGCTTTGGATGAAGCTAAATCAGCAAAAAATTATAAAAAGAAAGATAGAATTAAATCTAGTGGTGATAAAGAAAGAATTGAATTGATGGGTACTAACCTGAAAAAATTTACAGATGGTGGTATGTGCCGTGGAGCTGGAGCAGCTATTAAAGGTACAAAATTCAAAGGCGTATTCTAATGGGACTAAAGAAATGGTTCGATCAAAAATGGGTAGATATTGGGAGCAAACGAAAAGATGGTTCTTACGCACCGTGTGGTCGTTCAAAATTAAAAGCGGATCAAAAACGGAAGTATCCAAAGTGCGTCCCTGCTGCCAAAGCGGCAAGGATGACAGAATCCCAGAGGAAGAGTGCCGTTGCAAGGAAAAGAGCACGAGCCCAAGGAGTGGGTGGGAAACCTACTAACGTCAGTACCTTTACCAAGAAGTACTATGGTGGTATGATAGAAATCTAAGGAGAATTATGGCAGCTAAAAAGAAATATAAAACTACAGCAAATATTGCTAAAAAATCTTTATTCAAAAGTAATATGCCTGGAGGAATATTTTTAGAATTAAGTCCAAGCATGTTAGCAAAATTAATGACTAAAAGAAATATCGGAGGAGAAATGTTAAAGAACCCAAAAAAAGCAGATCTAGATAAAGATGGAAAATTATCTAGCTATGAAAAAAGAAGAGGCATGGCAATAGAAAAAAATATGAAAGTAAAAAAAGCCAGTGTAGGTGGAGGAGCCGACATGGGAAAAGATGCACCTTTTCAAACTAAAGAAAGTTTTAGAAAATATATGAAAGACAAATTTAAAATTAAAAAAATTACAAAAGAAAATATCGAACAAATTAAAGAAGCACTTAAAAAAAGACCAAAAAATTTAAAAACACCTAAAAGGGTACAATTTATGTCAAAAGCTAAAACAGGTAAAATGATGAAAGCTAATGTTGGAATGGCTGCTCAAAAAGTTAGAGAAAAAGATATGATGAAAGCATCTATGGGTAAATCTGTTAGAGGCTATGGTGCAGCTAGAACGTCAGGCATGGGCTTACAAGATGAGAGTTTACCACCAGGAAAATCTTTAGATTATTATAAAGATTTAATGTAATGAATTATGGCTACGTCAGGAACTACAGCATTCGATTTAAATATCGATGATATTATTGAAGAGGCATACGAAAGATGCGGTATGCGAACCAACAGTGGTCATGACTTACGTAGTGCAAGAAGAAGTTTAAATCTTTTATTTTCAGAGTGGGGTAATAGAGGTATTCATTTATGGAAAGTATCTCTTAATGAAGTAGCTTTAACAGCAGGCACTGCACAGTACGCTGTAAATGCAAGTGTAAATGATGTGTTAGAGGCTTACATCTCAACAACAGCTGCTGCTAGTAATACTTCATCAACTAATGATATTTCATTAACAAAAATTGATAGATCTGCTTACGCAGCTCTACCGAATAAATTAGAGACAGGACAACCATCACAATATTTTGTAGATAGACAAACAACACCACAAATTTTTTTATATCTAGCTCCAGACGCTACGACTTTTACAACATTAAAATTTTATACAATAGATAGAATTCAAGATGCTGGTATTTATACAAACCAAGCTGATGTAGTTTATAGATTTTTACCGTGCATGTGTTCAGGACTTGCATATTATTTATCTGTAAAAAAAGCACCTGATAGAATTCAATTATTAAAACAGCTTTATGAGGATGAATTGTTAAGAGCATTAAATGAGGATGGTCAAAGGGCATCTGTTTATATTTCTCCTCAAACTTATTTTGGAGATGGTGTTTAATGAGTTATGCTAGCGGAAAAAGATCAAAAGCGATATCAGATAGATCTGGTATGGAATATCCATATAGAGAAATGGTTAAAGAATGGAATGGTTCGTTAGTTCATATATCTGAATTTGAACCTAAACATCCACAGCTTGATCCACCTTATCATAAAGCTGATGCTATAGCCTTAAAAAATCCAAGGGTGATGAAATTTCAACAACCATCTCAAAAATTTGCAAACGATCAAACAATTTCAGATTCAGGTGGTATAGTTGTCGGTGTAGCAAATTTATCTTTACCTGGAGACTTTGCTTTTAGAACACAAGATTTTCAAGTAACATCTAATGGTATTACAACAACAATTCATAACATGGTTCCTGAGGATCCATCTTTACAAAATAGAAGAAGAGAACTTTTAGGTTCTGTCGGATCTGTGGAGGTGAGTATTACATAATGTCAATTACACATGCAAATTTTTTAACACAAGTAAGAAACTATACTGAAGTCGATAGTAATGTTTTGACTGATGCCATAATCCAAGATTTTATTAGATCTGTTGAATTAGATGTAGCAGGAAAAGTTGATTATGATGATTTAAGAAAATATGCTACTTCAACATTTACAGCTGGAAATAGAGCGGTGACCTTACCATCTGATAGTTTAATATTAAGATCTGTTGAGCACATCAGTTCAGGAGTAAGAACTTTTTTAGAAAAAAGAGACACTAGTTTTATATCTGAATTTAATGGTTCTGGCACACAGGGAACTCCTAAATATTATGCTAACTTTAACGAGTTTGCTATATTAGTTGCTCCAACACCTGCTGCCGCAGACACTGTGCAAATTAACTACATTAAAGATCCACCAGAATTTACTTCTACTAATCAAACTTATTTAGCTAAATATCAAGAGTCTATGTTATTACATGGTGTATTAGCTGAGGCATTTAGATTTTTAAAAGGACCCGATAACCTATACAACCTCTATAATTCGAAGTATAATGAAGAAATACAAAATTTTGCCCTACAACAAATGGGTAGAAGAAGACGAGGAGAGTATTCAGACGGAGTTCCAAGGATCAAAGTCGATTCTCCTAGTCCTTAAATTTAAAGGAGAAAAATATGGCAATAACAACTAATGCAATTTGTGATTCTTTCAAAAAAGAATTACTTCAAGGAAAGCATGACTTCGATACATCATCTGACACTTATAAGTTAGCGATGTTTACGAGTTCAGCGACTTTAGGAAAATCAACAACAAACTATACAACTCCAAATGAAGTTTCTTCTCCATCTGGCTACACTGCTGGTGGAAAAGCTTTGGTAAATCAAGGAGTAAAAGTTTCATCGTCTGTAGCAATAACAGACTTTGCTGACTTATCTTTTGTTGGTGTAACTCTTACTGCAAGAGGTGCATTAATCTACAATACAACAACAGACGGTGGCACAAATACCACTGACGCTGTGGCTGTATTAGATTTTGGTGGAGATAAAACTGCAACTGCTGGAACATTTACAATTCAGTTTCCTGCATTTACAACTTCAGCTGCAATCTTAAGATTAGCTTAAGGGTTATAATGAATGTCAAATACATGGGGTGCACTTAGTTGGAACGAAGGTAGTTGGGCGGCACAAGGTGATGTCACAATTACAGGTACCGGAATAAGTGCATCCTTTAGTATTGGCAGTATTACTCCAACTGGAATTATAGAAATAGGTTGGGGCGGAGATGCTTGGAATGAAAATGAGTGGGGTGATCTTTCTGGATCACAACCTACAATCACCGGGCAACAATTAACTTCCTCAGTAGGAACCTTACAATCTGTTACAGGAGACGCTCTTGTTGAACCCTCAGGAATAATTTTAACATCATCTCTTGGAGAAGAAACAGCAGGAATTTCTGTTACTGTCCAAGTCACTGGTAGTTTAGAGTCTATGGCTGTCGGTAGTACAACTATCGGCATAGGTGTACCAATAACTGGAAATGTTGCAACTTCAAGCATTGGATCAACAACTATCGATGAAGGTGAATTAACAGGTATCGGTTGGGGTAGAAGACGTTGGGGTAATTTAGCTTGGGGCGAGGCATTTTCAGTAGCACCAACAGGACAACAATTAACATCAACAATTAACTTCCCAGCTGCTAACGCATTTACAGATGTAGACGTAACAGTAACAAGTGCGGGTCAGTTAAGCTCTACTTTTGGAACTTTTTCTATTCAAATAGATCAGGACATAACAGTTTTTGCTTCTGAAGATCAACTTGATTTTACAATTGGTTCTTTAAATATTACGGGAGATGCATTAGTAGAAGTTACAAGTGCTGGTTCTTTGACAGGCTCAATGGGCACAACAATAGCTGGTTTAAAAACACCAGTGGATGTTACTGGTGTACAAATGGCTTTAACTCAAGGTAGCATCAATCTTGTTCAAAGCACTAATGAGCAACCAACTGGAATACAAGGCACATTATCATTAGGTCAGCATGCAGAAATACCTGGTCAAATTATAGGAGTTTCAGGCCTTGAATTGACATCTAATATTGGATCAGTTACTGTAGAAGCTACAGCTGGAGTAGATGTAACCGGAATACAAATGTCTGCGTCTACTGGTAATGTAGCAGTAACTCCATGGCAAGAGGTAGATCTTGGAGTAAATAATGTCTGGACAGAGGTTGATTTGGCAGCTTAACGAAGGTATAATTAAAATTATTTAGGAGAAAAAATTTATGGCATCTAGTTTTTCAAGTGATCTTAAACTCGAATTGATGGTAACTGGCGAAAACGCTGGTACATGGGGAGATAATACAAATAATAACTTAAATCTTATTCAACAAGCTATTGCTGGTGTAGAAACAGTAACACTAAATAGTGGTGGTACTTTAGCTCTAGTAATGACTGATAAAACTATTTCTAATGCTAGAAATATGGTAATAAAATTTGCTACAGCATCAATTGCTGCGAGCACTATTTGTACAATTCCAGATAGCATAGAAAAATTTTATATTTTTGATGCAACGGGATTAACAAACCCAACTAATTTAACAATCAAAACAGCTTCAGGATCTGGTTTTACATTAGACCAAGCAAAAATTTATGCTGCGTATTCTGACGGAACAAATTTAACTGAAATTTCATTAGACACTTTAGGAGGCACAGTCGCTGCTGCTAATATTTCAGGGACAATAGCGACTTCACAAATTGCAGATGACGCTGTAACTGCTGCTAAAATTGCAGACGATGCTGTACTTGCTGCTGCAATTTCAAACAACGCAGTTGTAACGGCTGGTATTAACGATGACGCTGTGACTCAAGCTAAAATTGCAGACGATGCAGTTGGTGCAGATCAATTAGCAAACACTGCCGTAACAGCTGGAAGTTACACTTTAGCGTCAATCACTGTGGATGCTCAGGG